GGGGTACTGTTGATCGTAGTGACAGTGAAGAAGCGCAGGGAGGGAACGCATTGACCACATCAGAAAACCTTGCCAACTTTTTGAAATACATAGACACCGTGAAATTCGATTATGAGAGCCATTACCGCAACGTAGGTGAAAAGGATAAGGCATTCAATGATTATCGCCACGCGCTGGAGTTGGAGGGCCCTCTGTACAGAGAACGGGCCCGGATGGCAACTAAGCTGCAGGCCAGCCTAATCGACCGGCGAAAGTCTAAGGACGCGGTGGAAATAATGGAGCCGCTTTATATTTTTATTGAGAATGAGGAGAATAAGCGGTTTGTTCATAAGTTGCAGAATGTCCTGGGTGATATGCGCAGGCGGGAAGAAAAGATGAGCAAGCGGGTGTACCATAAAAGGGTTCAGGAATAGACAATTAATAGACGAATGCATAGGAGAGATCAGATGCTTTTAGAATCCTATAGGGAAATGATTATGTTTTATCGTGATATGGTGGACCATCTGAAAACACTGAAAAACGCGGAAGACGCATGCAACACGGTTGTCAGGGCCATGCAAAAGTTTTCTTATGGGAAAGTCAGTTTTGCAGCGGAAATTGACGAGTTTAAAAGCATGATCGAAGCCGCTGATACGCTGGATGAGATTGTGACCGGTTTTGAGAACGCGATTATCAGAGCAGAAGAAGCCCTGGGCAAAGCCGAAGGGATTGACGCTAAGGTGATTTATATGCGGGATGTGGAAAGGAAACGCCTGTCGGAGATAGCGGAGGAGCTTGGGTATTCATATGACTACGTACGAAAAGTATCAAGCCGAAACGCAAAAAGGCACAATTAGTACACAGCGCGATTGACTATAGTATGTTATAATGTTAGCAGTGGAGTTAGCCTAATCGACTTCATTCCCCCCTCCCCCTCCCCTGCAGCCCGCCGGCGGCAACACGTTAGCGGGCTGCGGAATTTTGGCCCAAGCACACCTCTCCATGACGTGTCCCATGCTTGGGTATTTATTATGCGAAATGACCGCCCCACACCTCTCTGCGATGTGTCCCATGGGGCGGTCAAGGTTATTTTATGTATTAAAGGCGGCGGTATTGATATGCGAATAGTAGAGTGTAGTTTCAATGACTTTTCGGAGTTATGTAAAAAGCTTGACAAACTCGACCCAAACGTCCAGAAGGCTATCAAGCGGACGGTGAGCGACTTTAAGCGCCGAGCACCGGGGTGGATTGCTAGTGAGGTGACTAAGGATTACAACATCAAAAAAAGCGAGATAACGCCAATCAGTGCCAAGGCGGCCAAACCCAAAAAGACCGCTGGTGATATACGGATCAAGGGCAACATTATTGACGGGGCGCAGATTACATATGAGGGACGGTTACTGACCCCAACACACTTTGGCATGAAGCCAGGGGCCAGACCTCAACCAAAGACAAACCCTAAAACGGGGAAAGTCAAAAAGCCAAAGCCCTATACCGTAACAGCGGAGATTAAAAAGGGTAATCGCAAGGCACTGAGCAGCAAGGCTTTTCTTGGCAGTAACGGGCGTGGAGATATACCTTTTCAGCGTGCAGGGAAGAAGCGGTTACCCCTTGAATCCATCAAGACAGTATCAATGCCGCAGATGATTACAAACGACCAGGTTAGTCAGCGCATAACAGAGCGCCTGTCGGAAGGATTGCAAGAAAGATTGAGCCACAACTTGGAACAATGCGTTAAATAACATATTCTGGAAAAGGTACTTCTGGTACCAAAAAACACCTGCGGTGCTTGCGAGCCCATAAAATGTCTAGCCGCGAAAAAATTTTTTATGTGCTTTCCGTTCCGCGGGGGCGCCCTGGAGGTGGAGAAATGGCCGAAAATAGCCAATTAGTAGACGCAAACGAGCTGGCAAAGCTGCTTGGGGTTACCCCGCGAACTATCCGTAACTTGGCGGCTGACGAGGATATATCCTTTGTTAAACAGGGCAGCAAGCGGATGTTTGACGCCCCAACAGCCATACAGGAGTTTATCGCTTTAAGCGCCAAACGCGCCTCCGGCGGGCTGTCCGACGAGGAACGCGACTTGGAAAAAGAAAAGCTGCAAGCGGATGTGGATTACAAACGCGCTAAAGCCGATACAGCGGAGCTGATGCTGGAGGAATTACGGGGAAACATGCATAGCTCCGAGGACGTGGAGCACATGACGGCGGACTTAATCCTAATGGTTAAGTCCCTTTTGTTGGCGCTGCCGGGGCAAATGGCCGTTGATTTGGCGCAAATCGACAACCCCACCGAGGTATCGGCAAAGCTGCGGGAGGCGGCGGCTCAAATGCTGGCAGAGATATCAAGGTATGAGTACAACCCCGATAAATACCGTAAGCGTGTCCGTGAGCGCCGCGGAATGAGTGATGAGGATGACGCCGAAGATCGCGGCTAGAGCGGTACGCGACCTTAACCGGGCTATTGCCGCGGCCTGTGCTTTGGCGGAACCGCCGGAAACACTCACCGTATCCGAGTGGGCCGACCTATACCGCCGCCTTTCCCCTGAAAACAGCGCGGAGGCGGGCCCCTGGAAGACTTCCCGCACGCCCTATATGAAAGAGATAATGGACGCTTTCACGGACCCGAAGATACGGCGTATTTCCGTAGTGGCGTCTTCACAGGTGGGTAAATCAGAAATGCTTCTAAACATGATCGGCTACATCATAGACAACGACCCCGGCGGCATAATGTTCGTACAGCCTACGGGAATTATCGCGGAAGACTTCTCCAAGCGCCGCCTGTCCCCTATGTTACGGGACACTCCAAGGCTGCGTAGAAAAGTTAGCGATATAAAGGCCAAAAGCTCCAACAATACCGTGCTTAAAAAATCCTATCCGGGCGGTATGATGACGATTACCGGCTCTAACAGCCCCGCCGAGCTGGCCGGTAGGCAGCAATACCGATGCGGCAAACGCTTCCGGGACAACACTGTTTGCTTTAATAAAGCGCCTTGTTACCGACTGGACAACGACAAAAGCCGGATACGTGGATACAACAATTTCAAGCAGAGCGGCGGCGAGTACGGCGTTGTCGAATACTGTTTGGACAGATGCAAGGGCCGGCAAAGTCGATACGCTAGACACCAAAATAGGCGTGAATACCGACGCGGCGGGAACTACAACCGTTTTTGCCAGACTAAAGCAGATATACGATTACTTATCGACTTACCTGGTGACCACTCTGTCCGGCAAGGTGGACATGATTGGTAAAGTACGTAAGGCCGTATTTAACGCGCCCGGCACGTACAACTGGACTTGCCCGAGCTACGTCACAGAGGTTTTGGTGACGGCCTGCGGCGGCGGGGGCGGCGGGGGCGGTCGCGCAGGCGGAGGTGGCGCAGCATGCATTATAGATAAAATGTATGCGGTATCTCCCGGAGTAACGTATACGATCACTGTCGCAAGCGGCGGCGGCCCCGGGAGCGCGGGCGGAACAACCACAATATCCGGACTGGTATCTTTACCAGGCGGCGGTGGCGGCGGTGATACGCCCGGCGTTTCCGGCGGCGCGGGCGGCGGGGCCGGTGGGCTGTTTTCCAGTACGCCAGGCGGCACCATCAGCAACAGCGTTAATGGCCTTGGCGGAAGCGGAGGGATGATGGGCGCGAATGGCTACGGGCCGGCGGCGGGTCAATACCTGGGCGGAGGAGGAGGCGGTGGCAGCCTGGGCGGCGGCGGCGGTGGAGGTATCCCTGGCGTTGGCGGCGGCGCAAAGGCTGGCAGTCTTACAACTTACGTTAGTTATGGAGCGGTCGGGGGCCTTGGCGGGGTTGGGGCGTATGGCCCCGGTGGCGGTGGGAGTTCCATTGGCGGCAACGGCGGCTTTGGCGCCGGCGGGGGCGGCGGATCGCTCCTCATGGACACCCAAGGGGTGCAAGCCAACTATTCCGGCGGCAGCGGCGGCAGCGGTTATGTGGAAATCAACTGGTAAGGAGGCAAGTTTATGCGAATAGCGCAAATTTTGTATGGCAAAATTCACTGGATTTTTGAGGCGGATGAAATGCCAGATATGCCGCCGGACCCGGAGGGCAACCCCATAGAGCTGGTGGATGTCACCGACTACCCGGAGGTACAAGAGGGTTGGCTTTGTAGCGACGGCGTTTTGAACGCCCCGCCTAAACCCGAGCCACCGGAA